TACATTCTATAGGAAAGAACTTAACAGCGAATACGCTGACTACTCTCTTTACTGTTCCTACTCGTAACTTAGCAAAGGCTACTAATATTCTAGTAAGTAATCACAGTACTTCTGCTAAACATATTTCTGTGTATTGGTATGATGCTAGTGCTAACGTATCAATAGAGATACTATATCAGTATAACTTAACAGCTAAGGCTTTTTTAATAATAGATAGTGGTTTTTATTTTATGATGGATGAGAAGGATGAGCTTAGAGCTATTTCAGAAACAGGATCATCTACCACAATCGTAGCATCGTTTGAGATAGAGCAACGCAGTACCGTACAACAGTTTAGCTAAGGAGAAGTAAATGAAGAAGACTAAAGCAGAGAAGAAGATTTCTAAGGTAATGCGAGAGTATAAAAAAGGAGAACTCAATATTGGTAAGTCTCCTAAGAAAGTAACATCTCGTAAACAAGCTGTAGCGATTGCTTTAAGTCAAGCAGGAATGTCTAAACCAATGAAGAAAGGTAAGTAATATGCCAATGGTCAAAGAGAAGAAGTTTCCATATACAACTAAGGGTAAAAAACAAGCTAAGCAGTATGCTAAGAAGACTGGTGCTAAAGTAACTACTCCTAAGGCAAAGCCTATGAAGAAGATGGGAGCTATGCGTGGCTACTAAGCCTGGCTTATATTCCAATATCGCAGCCAAGCGTCGTCGTATTAAGGCTGGATCTGGAGAGAAGATGCGTAAGGTAGGTAGTAAGGGTGCTCCTACGGCTAAAGCTTTTAAGGAAGCTGCTAAGACAGCTAAGAAAAAATGATTAAAAAAGGTAAGGAAACCTTCTCAGGTTATAATAAACCTAAACGCACTCCAGGACACCCTACTAAGTCCCATGCTGTATTGGCTAAGTCTGGAGATACGGAGAAGTTAATTAGATTTGGTCAACAAGGTGTAAGCGGAGCAGGTTCTAATCCTAAGACTCCAGCAGAGAAGGCTAGACAAAAGAGTTTCAAAGCTAGGCATGCTGCGAATATCGCTAAAGGTAAGCTATCTGCTGCGTACTGGGCAGATAAAGTTAAGTGGTAGGGTATTGACTTTTAACCAATTTTATGGTATAATATATAACTATGGCATCAATGAACTATATCCAACTCGTCAATGACGTGCTTATCAGGCTACGTGAGCCAGAGGCTACCTCAGTCTCTGATAATGCCTATGTTAAACTTATCGCTAGATATGTCAATGATTCTAAAAGAGTCGTAGAAGACTCCTATAACTGGAATGCTTTGTCTGATACCCTATCTGCTACCACTACAGCAGACGTGTTTAACTACGTTCTAGTGGGTTCAGGACAGAGATTCAGGGTTATCGATGTTATTAACGATACTCAGAATGCATTCGTAGAACTAGCCTCTACTAAGTGGATGGATCAGCAGTTCTTAATGACTACTCCTCAGAAGGGGTCTCCTGCATACTACAACTTTAACGGTACTAACTCCAACGGAGATACTCAGGTAGACTTATATCCTATTCCTAATGGTGCTTATAACCTTCGTTTTAATATTATTAAACCACAAGTACCCTTAGCAGTTAACGCTGATAGACTTTTAGTTCCTGATGAGCCTGTAATCTTAGGAGCTCTTGCAAGGGCTCAGGCAGAGCGTGGTGAGGACGGAGGAGTCCAGGCAGGGGAGACATATCAGTTAATGAAACAGAGCTTAGCAGACGCTATCTCTCTTGAATCAGGACGGTATTTAGAAGAACAACAGTGGGTCTGGAACTAATGGCTAGTCCACTACAAACAGCTTCAGTAGCAGCTCCTGGGTTCTACGGATTAAATACTCAGGAGAGTAGTGTTACGTTGTCTTCAGGGTATGCTCTGAAGGCACAGAATTGTGTGATTGATAAGTATGGTCGTATCGGTGCTCGTCGTGGATGGACACCAGTAAACTCTGCAGTTAACACAGACTTAGGTTCTGGTAATCCAGTAGAGTTTATCTTTGAAGTAGTCACTGGTGGTGGCACAGATGTGCTCAGTGCTGGTAATAATAAGTTATTTGTAGGCACAACTACGATGACTACTAAGACAGTACGTAATACTACTAACAGTGGTAATGCTACATATACGATTACTGCTAATGACTGGCAAGGTGCTGCTCTGTCTTATGGCGATGTAAGCGATTTCCAGCCTCATGTGTACATGGCACAAGCTGCTCATCCTATGTTAGTGTATCATGAGTTACCTACTTCTGGTAATCCTTTTAATTCACACGACAGTGGTACATTTGGTTATCAGCGTGTAGGAGATGCTGCTGCGTTACCTTCTAATCACACTACTTCAACCTTTATGCCTAGCTGGGTGTTGTCTGCTTATGGTAGGATCTGGTGTGGTGGTATCAGTGGAGATACACAGACAGTTTATTTTAGTGATCTCTTAGCTGGTACAGACTTTCAGAATGGTTCTGCTGGGTATTTAAACCTACAAGAAGTATTACCTAATGGTGATCCTGTAGTCGCTGCTGCAGCACATAATGGATATATTATATTCTTTGGTAAAAAGAACACAGCTATCTACGCTAATCCCTTAGATACTGGTGCGTTAACATTAGTAGAAGTATTAAACAACGTAGGATGTATTGCTCGTGATTCAGTTCAAAGCTTAGGAACAGATGTAATATTCTTGTCTGACGCAGGAGTTCGTAGTCTACAGCGAGTCATCCAAGAGAAGTCACTACCAATGCGTGATATCTCTAAGAATGTACGTGATGACTTAATGGCTGCTGTAGCTTCTGAGACAGACTTAACTAAGATTAAGAGTATTTACTTTGAGCGTGATGCTGTTTATTTATTAACGCTTCCTTCTACTAAGTTTGTATATTGCTTTGACACCAGAGCTGCACTACAAGATGGAGCTATGCGTGTAACTATTTGGGATAGTATTGAGCCTAAGGCTTTTTGCGTAACACAAGATAGAAATTTATTTATAGGTAAACCTGGTTATATTGGGAAATATTTTGGATATGCTGACAACACTTCTTCATATCGTTTACAGTATTATACTAATTACTTTGATTTTGATGCTGCTACTTCATTAAAGTTATTAAAGAAGATTGGCTGGGTATTAATTGGTGGTACTAATCAGTCAGTAGCTATCAAGTGGGGCTTTGATTACAGCGAAGGCTATCAAGCTACTACTTATCTTTTAGAAACTGCTGTGGTATATGAGTATAATAATTCTACTGTAGACAGCACACCAGGATCTACAGAATATAATATTGCTGAATATACCTCAGGTATTGTTTTAGATCGCTTCTCTATTAACGCAGGTGGTCAAGGAACTGTACTTCAACTAGGCTTAGAAGCAGACATCAATGGTAATCCTCTGTCTATTCAGAAGATTGACGTAGGAATTAAAAAAGGAAAGACTTTAATCTAAGGAACTGATATGAGTAACTATACAAAAGCAACTAACTTTACAGCAAAGGATACTCTACCTACAGGTAACTCTGGAAAGATTGTTAAAGGCACAGAGATTGACACTGAGTTAACTGCTGTAGCTTCTGCTATTTCTTCTAAGGCAGATTTAAATAGCCCTGCTCTAACAGGAACTCCTACTGCTCCTACGGCATCTGCTGGTACAAATACAACACAGGTAGCAACTACTGCTTTTGTACAGACAGCTCTATCAGGAGCGTTTAGTACTGGCATGATTATGATGTGGTCTGGTACAATCGCTACGATTCCTACAGGTTGGGTTCTCTGTAATGGTTCTAACAGCACTCCTGATCTTCGTAATAAGTTTGTAATAGGAGCTCATAGCGATACTGCTGGTGTAGCATACTCTACAATTACTGGAAGTAATACACAGACAGGTGGTACTAAAGATGCTATTAATGTAAGCCATACTCATACTGCAACAACAACGGCTACAGATTCAGGACATACTCATTTATCAAATGCTGTTGGTTTAGTAAATGGAACAATTAATTGGGTAGGAACGGGTGGGACTCCATATAATAATGGAAACAACACAAATACGGGAACAGGTACAGCAAATATTACAGCAACTACAACAATTAGTACAGAGGGTTCTAGTGGCACAAATCAGAACTTGCCTCCATATTACGCCCTCGCCTTCATAATGAAGACCTAATATGAAAGTACCTGTAGTCTTAAGAGATGACTACACAATGTTTCTAGAATTATTTGAAGGGATGTTGTGGTTTCATACAGATATAAAGAAGTGGACATCAGAAGTAAAAGTAAAGTATTTAGAAGATTTAAATTTATTACAATATTTAGTAAGTATTCCATTAGTAGCATTAGTAGCTGAAACAGATACAAAGCTTGCAAAGTTTGGAGAAACGACAGGATGGAAGAAAATTGATAAAGCAGTGTTTAATAACGTGAAGTATGATATATACTCTAGGAGCAAATAATGGGCGGTTTAGTAAGTAGTGTAGCCAATATATTTACAGGAGCTGACAGCACTCGAAGAGCTGGTGAACAAGCTGCTAACCAAATGCGTGAAGCATCTCGTGAGGGTGCTGCTGCTGCTGCGTTTAGACCAGTAGGAATGACTACTAGATTTGGAACGTCTCGCTTTACTCGTGAGATAGATCCTGAGACAGGTATTCCTTATATTTCTGAAGCTGGATATACTGCTGCTCCTGAACTACAAGCTATTCAAAACCGTTTGTTCGGTCAACTCAGTCCTTCTCTTAGCTATGCTGAACAAGCTGGAGGAGCTTTGCAGCCTTTAACTCCTGCGACACAAAGACTCTTCCAGTTAGGCGAACAATATATAGCTGCTTCTCCTGAAGAAACTGCTCAGCAATATATTCAATCACGTCAGGCTCTGCTCCAGCCATTGCGTGAACAACAGTTTGCTGGTCTTCGTAGTCGTGGTTTTGCTACAGGTCGTGGTGGTTTAGGAGTTCAGACTGGTACAGGTCGTGCTCCTGCTAATCCTGAAATGCAAGCATATTATAATGCACTAGCTCGGCAAGACTTAGAACTAGCTGCTGAAGCTGAACAAGCAGGACAACAGCGTGTTGCCTTTGGTACTGGTCTCTTTGGTACTGGTGCTAATTTATTAGGCACACAATATGGAACGTATGCTCAGGCATTCCAGCCATTACTAAGTACCTTAGGAGCATCAGGTCAAGTAGAACAAATGGGTATGCAACCTTATCAGTTAGGTCTACAATTAGGTCAAGCTGCTCAGCCAGGTGCTCAGTCTGCTGCTAATCTATACACAGGTGGTCAGATCCAAGGAGCACAAACACAATACGGTGCTACTGCTGCAGCTAACGCTGCTAATGCTGGCTTCTGGAGTGGTCTCATTAGTGGCGGTGCTCAGGCATATGGTATGAGCCGTCGTGGCACTGGCTCGATGTTCGGCTAATTAAAGGATAATCATGGCAACTACATTCGCTAAAGGTTTATTTGGAGTCGATCCTGCAGAATACTCCATGCAGCAACAAAAGCTGTGGTCTAATCTGTATTCACAAGCTAGTTCTCCTTACGAGAAGATGGGTATTGCTTTAGCTCAGATCGGTGGAACTGCTCTTGGATTAACTGAGACACGAGTAGATAAGAAGATAGCTGACATATCTAAAGTTCTTAACGACATCGGCACACAGTATCAAGTAGGAACTGCGGAGTATTACAAAGCAGTAGCTGATGCACTACCTGCTGAGTATCCTGATGCTAAAGCTCAAGCACAAGCTGAGTTTATTAAGTTTAAACAAAAAGAAAGTGAAATATTTGATAAAGCTAAAGACTCAGTTAGAAAAGATCCTGAGTCAGTAGATGTATATGTTAATCCTTTAATTGCAAACATTGCAAAAAAAGCTAAGGAGTGGGACGCAGAAAAAACACCTTTGCCTACAAATAGAAAAGAACTTGTTTCTTTTGCTAAGCAGTTTAAGTTAACTAACGATCCTGATTATGGAAGAGCTTTATCTTTGTATAGAGTCTCAGAAAAAGAAGCAAGAAAAGAAACACAGGAAGAACAAACCAGACTTCTCCGTATTGAAGATCTTGAAGGTCAAATTAAAAAGAATAAAAAAGAATTATCAGAGATTGGTAACGACTTTAAACAAGGTGCTCGTTGGAACGAAGAGCGTGAAGCTGCTATTAAACTTCTAACAGCTAACGGAATTGACTGGACTAAGCCTTTAGAGCGACGAGACAGAATGAATCCTGAGTTAGTTACAGCTCAGAAGTTAGCCTTACGTAATCCTTGGACAGGTGCTGCAGCAAGTACAATTACTCCTGCTAGAGAGATTATTCCTCCTGCTCCTCGGAGAAGCACTACAGCACCCGCTGCACCAGCACAATCTGGATGGTCTGCTACAGTAGTTCCCCCTCCTGCTAAGAAATAAGGAACACTCATGCCTTTGTTTAGAGTAACAGCTCCTGATGGTGCTGTAATAGAAGTCAATGCTCCTGAAGGTGCTACCGAAGCACAAGCTATTGCGTATGCTCAGCAGCAATACAACCCTTCTGCAAAGCAAGCTCCTGCTGTAGATCCTTTAGTAGCTGAGACAAACAAAGCTGCTATCGATAAGATTTCTCAGAATATTCCAGAACCAGTTAAAGAAATAGCTAGTAAGATTAGCAATGTCGTGAAGGCTGGTTATAATGCTTTGCCTGAGGATGTACAAAAAGCTGGTAAATCTACTGGTAACTTCTTACTTGATTCTATCGAGATCCTTAGTCGTCCCTTCCAAGCTACCTCTACGTATCTAAAAGCTATTGGACAAACTCCTGAATTTAAGAGTGGTGCTCCGATATGGGAGATTCTTTCTGATAAGAACTTAGCAAATGCTCAGAAGGCTAGTATTCGTGGTATTAAAGGAGAAGAGAAGGCTTCCTTTCAAGAAGCTTTGCCTGATGAATTCCGTCGCAACAATCCAGTTAAGTCTATGCTTCTTGGTTTTATGGGAGATGTTATTGTTGATCCTCTCAAAACAGGAACAGTTAAGCCTTTCTTTGATACAGCTAAGACTGCTGCTAAGACTGTAGATAATTCTGTTGGTATTACTTCTCGCTTAGCAGATAATGAATTGTTCAGAGCGTTTAATATTAACACAGGTGACGTAGACAAAGCTCAGAAACTATTTAATGACTATCGTTATGTTAGGGATAAAGCTAGAATCGAAGGTGTTCAGAACGCTAAGGCAGTAGAGAATCAGATTAAAGCATTATCTAAGCAGACTAACATTCCAGTTAACGAATTAAAAGCTAAGATAGTACAAGACATTGAGACTGGTAACATTAGTGATGATGTTATTGGAATAATGGAGCAGAAGATTGTAGCTCGTAATCGTGAGATCTTAGAACAACAAAGAGCTGCTGGTATTGATATCGGTGACTTAGGTGAGACTTATATGCCTCACATCTTAACTAAAGAAGCTGATGATATTCTGAATAGCAAGGGAGCTAAGAACTTTTTTGGTATCCGTCCTTCTGCTAAGACACCTCAGGGACTATCTCGTGATATTGAAGGTACAGTCGCTGAGATTAACTCTAAGAATATATACGGCACTACTAAGTTCTTCCAGGACGATCCTTCTATTCTTGCTGGTGTGTCTGAGTTTAACGCAGCTAACGCTATCGCTGGTCGTGGATTCTTAAACAAGGCTGCGGAGTTAGGAGTTCGTGCTGAAGTAGCTCCTGCGTCTTATGTTACAGTCCCTGAAATACCAGGTGTTAAGTTTCCAAAAGAAGTAGCAGATCGGCTTAACAGATCATATCAGACATTAACCAATAATGAAGAGATTAGTAAATTCTTAAAGGTATACGACGGTGCTCAGAACTGGTGGAAAATGTGGTCACTAGGTGCTCGTCCAGCATATCACGCTAAGAACACTGTAGGTAACTTGTGGAACAACTACCTTGCTGGTGTTACTACTCCTAAGCCATACGCTGATGCTGCAGCTTTCCAAGTAAAGCTTGCTAAGAATAATATGAATGGTTCTATTGCTGGATATAAAACAGATGAACTCTATGAAGCAATGGCTACTCGTGGTATATTTGGTGAAGGACAGTACTCAGGAGATATTGCTAGGACTGTAGAAGACGTATTGAAAGGCGGTTCTTCTAATCCTTTCACGCTGTCTACTCGTAATCCTATTCTTCGTGGTGGTTTTAAAGTAGGTCAGACTATTGAAGACAATGCTCGTATTGCTTTGTTCATTGACTCATTAAATAAAGGAAAGAATTTTGATCAAGCTGCTTCGCAAGTGCGTAAATACTTGTTTGATTATGGCGATCTAAGCCCGTTTGAGCGTAGTACTCTTAAGCGTCTCATGCCTTTCTATACATGGTCTCGTAAGAACTTACCTCTGCAGTTAGAAGCTATTGTCCGTCATCCTGATAAGGTGAATAAGCTTAACTTAGCTAAAGAGAATATTCAGTTTGAGACTGATGTACCTGATATCGAAGATGTTCCTGATTATATCAGATCAGCGATGCCTATCTACGGTGCTGAGAAGTTCTTAGGAGAACCTGCTGTCCCTGGAACTGCTAAGGCAATTACATTACAGAACTTAATTCCTTTCTCTGATCTAACTACGTTTACGAAGTTCTTAGATACCGAGACTGCACCTTCTATGATAGAGAGAGGTAAACTATCTAGTACCATTTCTACTGCATTAGGAGGAATATCTCCGTTACTAAAAGCACCTTTAGAATTCTTTTCTAACTATGATTATTTTCGTCGTAAAAACATTCAAGAATATCCTGGACAAACAGCAGATGTAATGGGCATTGAATTACCTGTGCATGTAGCTAAGTTATTATCAAATATTGTAATGCTTAATGAGATTGATAGGGCTAATCCTGGTGGTGTGTTTGGCACACGTTCAGTAGACCCAGTTACTAAGGAAGTTACTACAACTCCTGGAATCTTAGGTTTTACTCCTCGTGAGGCTCGTATTGATTTGCCTGAGGAACAACGTGAAGCACAGTACTTAACTGGTGTTCGTATATATGATATTGTCTTTGAAGATGTAGCTGAAAGAACTGAAAAGAAAATACGTAGTGATATAAAATTCTTAGAAGCTAAGATGAAAAAAGCTGATGAAGAAGAGAAAGACCGTGAATATTATAGAGCTGAGGAAGCTTTAGAAAAGTATCTAGATGAGTTAGATCGTATCGATGAAGCACGTAAACGTCGGCAGGACAGAGAAAAATGAATCATGTCAGATCAATTTGGATTTATCGAAGGAGCAAAGTCTGTAACAAGTAGTATGGATGCTAGTCGTGAGGCTAGTAAGTCCATTACTAAAAGCATTACCGATGTACAGAAGGACGCTGCAGCAGTAGCACAGCAGAAAGATTTAGAGCGTAAGAGGCAGATACGAGAAGCTCAGGTCTTTAAAGAGCAGTACTTCAAGAGAGCAATGATGGAATGGCAACGTCAAGAAACCATCCGTATCGAAGAAGCTAAAGTCAAAGCTGATTTCATTAGAAAGCATGGAGCTAAACGCTGGAATGAAATCGAATCCATTAAACAAAAGATAGAGAAACAAGACAATGAACTTACTAGAGAGTTTAAACAAGATTTGGCAAAGGTTCGTAGAGCAATGTTCATGTGCTATGCAGTGGCTGCGGTCATTGCTTGGTATCTAACTTGGGGAGTTAAATAATAATGTTACCATTAATGGCACTATTCGATGTTGGGATGAAAGTCCTAGATAAATTCATTCCTGATCCAGAAGCTAAGGCAAAGGCTCAGAAAGAACTACTACAGATGCAGCAGGAAGGAAAGCTTGCTGAGTTACAAGCTGATAACATTGAGGCACAAGAGCTCACTAAGCGACACGAAGCAGACATGGCTTCTGATTCTTGGCTGTCTAAGAATATAAGACCTATGACACTAGTGTTTATTCTTATTGTCTACTCAGCATTCGCTACGATGTCAGCATGGGACATAGAAGTAAACAACAACTATGTTGAACTGCTAGGTCAATGGGGTATGTTAATTATGTCCTTCTACTTTGGTGGACGTACTCTTGAGAAAATCATGGATATGAAGAAGGATAAGAAAGATGAACCTAAGCCCTAACTTTACCTTAGAAGAACTAACCCACTCAGAAGTAGCTGAGCGTAAGAACTTAGACAATACCCCTAATGCCAGTGAGGTTGCTAACTTAACTCGCTTAGCAGCTTTGCTTGAGCAGGTTAGAACTCTATTAGATAAGCCTGTTATGATTAACTCAGGCTTTAGATCTAAACCAGTCAATGACTCTGTCGGTAGCAAGGACACTAGCCAACATAGGATAGGTTGTGCTGCTGATATCAGAGTCCCAGGAATGACCCCTAAACAGGTCGTAGAGGCTTGCATTGCTTCGGATATACCCTTCGATCAAATCATCGAAGAATTCAGCTCCTGGACGCATATAAGCGTTCCTAACGGTACTTCTGATAAGCCCAGAAGACAGGCTCTAATTATTGATAAAGCTGGTACTAGGAATTTTATGTAACTGTTCTTTCCCTATCGGTAAAGTTTTGCTGTTTTTGCACAAATTATAAGCATAATAACCCGAACGGGAAATAAAAAGCCCTCCGAAGAGGGCTCTTAAGTTACAGCTCAAAAGAAAACAGTAGTCTGAATATTCCTAAGTCTACAATTAGATGTCGACAGTCATCATACTCAGCGACATATTCAAAACCCACCATGAATCCAGTGAGAAAATATAGTTCAAGACTCATTTGATTCTTCCTTGTATTTATCAATTGCTCTGGTGATCAGGGCTTCTAAGCCAACCTGAATGAGAAGAGTCTTAGCTTCTTCGTCTAGTTCTACTTCCATATCAGCAGACCCATCCTCATTCTCAGTTAAGCATAGCAGTTCAATCTTCATTTAACTGGACATGCACCACTGGCACACTCGTCCCCTCCATCAAAGTTTGCTTCATCAACCTTAGTAATCAAACGAGTCTTAGCGACTAGCTCATCATACTGCTCCTTAGTAATCTCCTCTAGAGGTGCTTGATGGAATCCATGTTCATTGTGTAGCAGGAAAGACAAGGACTTATGGTTGTTCTTGTAGTTCTTAGCAAGGTACTTCTTAATCTCAGGTAGTTCTTCCTTACGATAATACACTGTACAGGAAACACTATTGTCTGACCAATGAGCTTGTAACCATTTCACAACTTCTAGCTGATCAATCGCAGTCATCTCAGCAGCAAGCTTTGTTCCCTCTGGATAGCAGAATGGGAAGCTAACTACCATTGTACTGTGATCTTCACTACCATCAAAGTTACGCTGATACTCCACAGGATAACCATGATCACGACAGACCTGTACTAAAGCGTGGTCTGCTGCGATACGAATCCTACGAATCATGTGTCTAGAATAAGCAGGATGGCAACCAGAAGTTACACCTGGAAGTAACGACAGAGTACCTGAAGGTTTAACAGTGGTAAGTTTTACTGACTCAGGAAAGCCATGCTTAGCACTGTACTCCTTATCGAAAGCTCGTAACTCTTCATAAGCTTCAGATAACCAACTACGTTGTTCATCACTTGCTTGCAAGACACCAGTAACTCCGATGCCCATCCGCATATTACTATGCACAATATCTGCAGTCTCTTCGAGATGGCAGGGTAATGCGAGACTGTGCTTATTGATTCGATATAACAGCTTACAGATGTCTACGAATTCTTCTTTACTAGTTACATTCGATAGATATATCTCAGCTAAGCAACAAGTCTCATAAGGAGCTAGGGACTGCTCAGCACAAGGATTGTAACCCATCACCTTAGGGTCAGGATACTGAGTCTCTCCCAGTCTTCCAATCTTTCTGCTAAGCTTCAGGTTTATTAAACCATAAGGTTCGCCCTTACCTTCATACCCATCCCAGAAATACTCATGTAGATCTTTGAAGTCGTTACATACTACGCTGTTATTAGACATAGCTCTCCACGAAGGAATGTTACCCATGTCCCACCGTTTAGCCAGCAAGTATTCAACGTCATCAGGATCACCAATAGCAATCTGAGCAGAGCGTCTTACATTACCAGCGACTACTACTGCACCGATAATATTCATGATGTCGAGGCAGTCGATAGAGCGTAGCTGTCTACCTGCTCTCTTCTCCAAGATCTCACTGATCTTAGCAATACCCCAACATAAATCCTCAGCACCTGAAGCAGTGCCACCAAAACCCTTGATAGGAGAACCTTTACCTCGGACTAGTATAGTAGAATACGTAAAAGTAGTTTTACTATCGCTGAGGAAAGCTGCCTTAAGAGTCTTACCAAGTAACTGCACCCATCCCTCACGAGAATCAGGCACGATAAAGTCAGCGTCGTTACTATCCACACGAGTAGGAGTAACAAAACTGGAGTTAACAGGAGGAAGTTTTTGTACATGTTCTCTTTGAATATTATATCCAACTCCAGATCCTAACATTAATAAGTCCATCGCCCAGGTGAAGGGACGTACTGGATGGTCTATCACAGTGAATGCACAGTTCTGTAGACTAGCTAGACCTAAGCGACCCACTGTCTCAGTACCCATCTGCCATAAGAAGCGACCTGCTACAGTACCCTTTAATTCCATCAGATACTTCTGTAAGCGTTTCTTCTCAGCATCAGTAAAGCCACACTGAAGCTGATCATTAGACGCTGCTACGACACGATTAACTGTGTCTTCAAACTCTTCTGTAGGACTCGCAGGATCTGCTTCGTTCAATCGACGAGCGTATGTCCTTTTGTATGTGATATATCCTACGGTGCTAAACGGTGTATTAAATTCTGTCATTCAGTTTCTTCCCAATCTACTTCTTTTAGAAGTCGGTTATAGTTATGTTCTATCGTATCGCTAAAAGTTTCTACTAAATCTTCTGAAGCTATGTCGAGTAGCTCCAGAAGCATTACTTCGTCTAAACTCTTCAACCGTTCTTTTAACTCTGGCAGTGTAAGAGTACGATTCATTTTACTTTTTCTTAGCAACACGCTTAGTAGCGTTAGCTTTAGCTGCCTTGACTGGCTGCGTAGAACAGACTGTAATAAAGTCTATGGTCTTCTGAGCAGCTTCTTGGAAAGCTTTTAACTGGGCAACAGCTTCTTTATAATTCCAATCACTGCACCACCAGTTAGCTACATTCTTTGTATCAGACTGGATAGTCAAGCTAATTTGCCAATCATCGTCTTTATCCATGCGTCCATCAACTGTGACGAATGCATTGTCCTCTGGGAAAAACTTATTAAATTTTACTGTCTTCACTGGTTTCTGCTCCTCTAAAAATTTATGTGATTCGTTAAGAATTTTTACTAATGATGTAGTCAAGGTAGTGTCTCGCTTTCTGTAAGTCCTGCAGTCCGTCTTTATGTTTCCAACGTAGCATATATTTTACCACATTTCCCTCCCAAAAGTCAAGCTCCCAGGCTTCTATAATATCCCAAGGTTGTATGCCGTTACCTTTGTGATAGTGTTTACCTCCTACCTGTGTATCCCTAGGAGTTAACTCAGGCTCTTCTACCTGCAGCCTACGAAAGTATTCTTCTAAGGTCAGCTCACCTGGACAATTGTCTGAATATCCGTAGGGTCTAGGCATTGCTATTGGATTCATAAATACCTCTTCTTTAAAAAGTCTAAGGAAACAAACATCTCATCGAAGCAACCATCATGAACTTCGTGTAAGACCACAATACCTCTCCAATAGTGGTTACCTTGAGCCCCCATGTAATCTTCGTCGTGTTCATAACAACTCCCTGCAATTATAGCTGTAAGCGTTTTGCCATCTGCTCGAATAGCGTAAGCAACTTGTCTACCTTGTTGATGACCCACAACACACGACTGATGTTTCTTGGAGATAATTGCTGCTGCCGATCCAACAGGGCGATTAAGAGCACCTGCAGTAACATAATGGGCATATAAAACACCATCAATAATAACTGGCTGCTCAAAAGGAATAACTTCCCAACCTGCCTCAGCATACTTCAAGTCTCCAATAGATATAGTACCATCTAACATCGAATCGTTTTCAACTGCACGATTGATACGATGCTCATGATTCCCTAGTGTTAATACCATTCGTGGTTTGTATACCTTATCTTTGTTTCTCCGCTGTCTTGCTTGTAAGTCACGCAGTGGTTTTAATAAGATGTCCATTGCTTCATGTGTTGCTGTTACATCATGCTTATATCGTCTGCCCTCAAAGGACTTCTTTCCTTTATCGTAGCTTGATAATGAAGGCATGTCCGCAAAGTCCCCAATATTAACAATAACATCAGGACGCTTCTTAACAATATAATTTCCAATCGCTTTTAAATAATTATAATCATGACCAGGTTTCACTTGACAGTCTGGAATTATTAAGTGGGTCGGCATCGTAATCCTTTATATTAATTTCATATCCGTATATGTTTGACAAGAAAGAGATAAACTCTCGCATCACATAGTCCCAAGACTGATCTGCTGAGAGATTAAACTCATGACGAATCTCCTTGTTGAAAGGAAAGCCATGACGTGCATCTGTCTCATCACCTTCTACGAATTCAAACGTATATCTGTTTATAGGATGTTCCATTTAGCGTCCTTCCAAAAGTAAATCCATCCTTGTTCATCCATACCAAGGACAGTGAAGTTATCTTTATCTCCGATAACCTTCCATTCAATTATCTTTACTGACATTTATTCTCCTTATAATCCGTAGCAGTTTATACAACAGAAACTTTCTGTAACTAACTACCACGTTTTACTAAATCAAAAAAGTACTCAGCATCTACTAAGACAAGAGGCTTACTATTATTCTGCTTCAAGACTACGAGTGGCTCGACTAGTCCATGCGTCTGAGCTTGTTCATAATCCTTGAAGACTGCAATAGCTTTACGATTCTTGCACTCAATCTGAAAAGGAAAAAGACTACGAGCAGCCGAGCTAAGCTGAACATCCTCTCCACTCGCTCCCATGCTTGTGCTTCTGACATCATCAGTGCTCAGCGTAGGGAATCGTTGGAGTATCTGGTCTCTCACCCACTGCTGTAGCTTTCTTCCTTTTGCTTTTGCTGACTGTGGTTTCAAACTTCATTGCCTTTCGTTTCTTTATCCATGCTTTAGGTATGTGTATCCTAGCGTTACTATTATCCTTAGACACTGTGGACGCAATACATAGAGCATCTTTTGTTTCACTAATCAGAAAACCTACAGTATGGCAGAGATCTATTTCTGCTTTGACTTCGTCTTCCCATCCTGCGTCGGCAACTGCGTCGACCCATTGGACGTAGATAACTTTGGAGGTTTCCAGATTTCGTTTGCTTGTCTTCTTATCCATAACAATTGTCCGTTCTCCAGCACCCTTGCTTCGTCGCCTTGGTAAGCCTCCAGGACAGCAGTATACATTTCGTTTTCGTCTTTGCATTCTTTGAGTATTCTTTCTGCTTTAACTTCTCCAATGCCTTTAATCCCAATAACATTGTCGATCCGATCACCAGTTAATATCTGTTTATAAAAATTCCTAATACCTTCTTCCTCAGTAATGTAGTAGCGAAGATCCTTAGTAAAATTAAAGTGATCTCCTCGTATCATATCTAAGTCTTTATCGATAGTACAAATACAATACTCACCAGGTTCAAGAGCATACGCTGCGATTCCCATAGCGTCATCAGCTTCTTGTCCTACGATCAGTTCAAAGTTCCATGCTTTGAGCATGTATTCTCTGAGGAGTTCGTAGTGCTCAGGCTTTGCAGCTTTACGATTACCCTTATACGGAGCAGTCTTAGCTATCTCGTGCCTGTAGTTATCACCACCTGTTAAGTACCCTTTGTAATCTTCAAAACCATTGAAGAGAATTAGGTTCTCTAAGAATTCACTACACCTAGAAATCGCTATTGACTCTGGTTCACCTTCTGAAGCAAAGCCAATGCGATATACTAGAATGTCCCCATCAATGAGGGCTAACTGCATTAGAGGGCTTCTTCCTCGATACTAGCTAGGTTAACACCTTTAGGAGTGTACTCGATCAACTCCTTAATTACAATCTTACTGATGCCAACTCCTACACCTTTCTTACCACCAACATTATAATTGTATGGTTTGATAAGTGCTACACCTTTAGATCCGTTAGCAATCTTAACAGTGATCGGTGAACCCTTCTCATCCACTGCTAGGATAGGATAGAGTTTGCTCTTAGCAGTAACAAAGAATCCTTGATCTGGCTTAGCAGCATCATTCTTTACGTTGATACCCATGTCCATCAAAGTCTTGACAGCATCCTTAGATAAGTTACACAGATCTACCTGGAACTTCTCAGAGATTTTGTTCTTCTCGTTTAACGAAGCCCAGAAGAGGTCGGCTTTAATTGGTACTGGTTTTGATTGATCCATTTATTTCTCCTTAGTAAATAACTACACATATATTATATCATACTTTTAATGCAAATGCAAATTTATATCTGCTTGTTCCTGTTCCATTTCAAGGACTTGCAAGGAACGACGCAGTAATTCAATAGTATCTTCGTTAGACATACAAGTATAGACAGTCAAGTAATTATTGTCGTCTCCTAAGATAACCAGTGGTTCTACCTGCTCAGGTAACTCTGCCAGTTTCATGGTGCAAAGTCCGCTTCTTTGACAGCTTCTAAGTATTCCTGTGCCTGATCTAATTCTTTCTCTGCTTCACGTAGCAGTGATCGAACAGTCGACACATGATTACCTTGTCTTAGAAGTTTAAGTACTGCGTGTTTAATTTCATCCATCAGTGTGTTTCCTTCCATGAATTTCCTACTCTGTACTCACCACTGAGAGGGCATCGCATCTCTAATACACGACCTGCTGACTCAATAGCTTGTACTCCTAATTTACCTACCATATCTGCGTATGCTTCTTCTACTTCAATCTGCCATTCGTCATGCACATTAGCTACGAACTTATAATCAATACCTAGTTTGCTTAGTCGTTCATCTAGGATTACTAAAGCTTGCTTCATGACAATCGCACCCGCACCTTGGAGAAGTGTATTGAGT